AGATGATAGTCCTGACGTGAGAACCCCAAGCAGTAGGAGTTCCGATGTACATCTTCTGATGAGGAACCGCCATGACTCCACCAGCATCCGTTACTAGAGTACCGTTGTTATTCGTGATAAACAGGTTGGCGCTGTTGTTCAGGCCCCAAACCGTAACGTTCACACCAGACTTGACGTTTCCAATGAAGGCTCCAGCGCCACCTGTACGACGGGCTAGAATCGAGTTCACATCACCAGCGAAAGCTTGTTGACGGAGCGTGATGAACGAGTTGGGTACAGAGTCATTCAAGGCTGTTGATCCGTAGGTCACAAGCGTCGGTACGTTGCTATCCGGGATGTCAACAAGGTTATTGAATACTGTGTAGATGGTTCGTCCTTCAGAAGAACTCCAGCCTCCCGGAAGTGTATAAGTTCCGGTTGCTGTCTCATCGAACACGAGACCAGAAGCAAGGTCAAGAAGTTGCGGAGCGTAACCTACCGATATAGATTGATCAGCAGCACCAAGCCACTTACTGAAAGGCTTCTCACCGTCAATGATATCCCCGTAGTACTCACCTTCAACAGTCATGTGAGGTCCAAGGTCCAGAGTCTCACCGGCAACACCGGATTGAATCAACGGACCAAGGGCCATGTCAGGTGCCCCAGTTGGTGCAGCAACACGACGGACAAGCGTCCACTGGTTGGCAACCAAGCTGATTGAACCTGCATCCTGTACAGAGCTTCCAGAAGGATTACGGTATCGAAGGTTGATGGTAGCATTACGTGAGGAACGAATCCACATGAGATCAGTTCTAGTGACACCAGCATCAATGACAACATCCGTAGGGTTCACTGCGACAGCGATCCCGTTGGAGTTGTTTACCAGTCGGAGGAACTTCCCATTAGCTGCTGGCCTATCTGTTGACAGGTAAGCGGCACGATAGGCTCCACCAGATGAGTTAGCCAAGAATGGAGTAGGTGCAGCTTCGCGGCTGATTCCACCGTTGACGGCTCCCTGCCACGTGTACGTGAAGTCTCCTGTGTCCGCCATGTTGGCATCAAAGTACGGAGTCAACGCGTTGGTCTGTTCGATCAAGCAGTTGTCCCAGTCAATGGTGTTACCAGCAGGAGTAGCAGGAGATGAGATTGGTCCGGGAGTGTTGTAAGGTCCGAAGACAAACAACGCACTCACAGCGCCAGTCGGAGCCACAGCCGTAGCCGAATGACGAGTCCATACACCGGCAGGAGAAGCAATACCCAAGCTAGCTGACGTAGCAGATAGTTGAACGTCCGAGGAATCCCTCCATGATACGAAGATAGCAAGGTTTGTATCGAAGGAAGCGTTCTGGTAGATTGAAGCTGTATAGGTTAGACCAGCAGTAACGGGTACCGCGACACTGATTCCAGAGTCATTGGAGTTTCCTGTGTTGTCAGTCTTCCAAAGTTTACGGTAGGATACTGATCCACCAATACCTGTTCCCTGTGACTGATAGGACGCACCAGCGCCACCACCGGCTCCAAACCAACGGGCTGACCAGCTAGTAACCATCGGAGCATTCTGCTCACTAACACTAGCGTTAGGTGTTCCGGTCCAACGGTACGTGAATCCACCACCGGCAGGAGTTGAACCGTCAAAGAAGACAGGGGAAGCTCCACCAGCCGAACCAATCTCAATGACAATTCCTGTCACGAGGATTGAGCCGATACCTGTACCGCCCACAGCAGCGAATCTAATACCAAAGTTCGGACCCGGAGACGCGGTTGTCATGCGTGTCCACGAAACCTTCTGCCACTCTCCGATGAGGTTGGCATTTATGCTGGAGCCAGAGACAACACCGTTCTCAGCGAAGCCTCCACCACCAGCCTGTGAGGTCAGGGACTCGATGTAAACCCATGCTGACATAGTGTATGAGGTTGACGCCTGTACCGGAGACATGATGTTGAGTCCGGGGTTGGACGCTGACGGACCATAGGTGAAGCGGATAGCCGTCTCAAGAGTAGGCTCAGAAGCGATTGGCATTGATGTGATGTCAATGTTGGGAGTAATGGTTTGCGCCATGGCACCGGAGTAATGTAGCATCGGGAGGATACCACGAGGGTTGGTGCTACGGTTGATGCGTACCTGAGCAAGACCAGATGATCCAAGCATGGAAGGGTTCCAGCAAAGGTTCTGGCGCACGATAGTAGAACCTCCCGTCCCAGCTTCCCAACGAGGATTCTGGGCGAGGTTCTTTACCGGCTGTGAAGTTATATCGAATTGATCCCTACGCAAAGCTCTTACCTCCTAGGAGACCGACCCACTGAGTTCCAGTCCAGAGCAAGTGAACAATCGACATGCTGTTAGCTGCCGCTGCTGGTTGCTGCTGGATACCATCCGGCCACTTTAGGATTGTTGCTGAAGGCCATGTGATGGTACGGTTTCCTGTACCGTCCTGATAGAAGACAAGAGTGATTGTTGCAGATGCGGTACTAGCTGGGATCGGGAGAGTGACCATGAGGTTACCAGTGAGTGTCAGAATGCGTGTGGACGGGAGCATTGAGGCATCGATGTTGAGAGTAGCAGATGCATTGGAAGGTCCGGAGACTGCAACCATGTCGCCTACGTCTCCTTTATCTCCCTTATTCCCCTGAATTCCTTGGACGCCCTGCTCCCCTTGAATTCCTTGGACTCCCTGAATTCCTTGCTCTCCTTGCTCTCCACGAGTGATGAGGACTCCATTAGCCTCAGCCACAGGAGTTGCTACTACGAGGTCAACGTCACCATCGGACGGGACTTCAAAGTCGAATCCGTTGGAGTAGTGGGCGCGAGTTCCCTTATCGTCACGAAGATCGAACAGGACGTTCCAAGTCCAACCGATAGGGTTGATGGATTCCTGATCAGTTGCGACAAGCTGTACGCCTCTCTGACCGTCTGGACCAACAAGGTAGCCCTCTTCATCCAGAGTGCACTCAATAGCGTCTCTGAGGATGGCTACAGGGGCCGGTGTGGAGATGTATAGGAGGGAGCTTGCAGATGGCTTGAAGACAATAGTTCCTGTTGCGGGTACTGTCAGTCCATCCTTAGTTGTGGGCAGAAGGAATTGGCCGGTGACTGTACCGTACTTCAGATTGTCTGGGACTTGTAGAGTCACTGAACTCTCCTTTTAGTTGGGGTGAAAATAGAGAATCCCCGCTACCTCAAGCGGGCGGCGGGGACTCTCCCAAGATGGATTGTAGATTATTTAGTTTCGTCGGCAGGTTTTACATCTACCGTGTAGGAAAGAAGAACGTTGTGTTCATCCTGTGGTTCCTGTGAGACTAGGGTTACTTCACCGTCTTGGCGAAGACCACGCTGCTCAGCTTCCTGAACGACAGAAGGCTTGTTGACTTCGATTGTATAGTCTGATACCTTTGAGGAATCATCCACCCAGACGAGGAATTCCTTAGCGAAGGTATCCTTATCTGCTTTATCTCGTGCGTCAGGGGTTGTCTTATTGGTTCCAGTTGCTTTTGCCACCATAGTTGGCTCCTTTGGCTGGGTTGTGGTACAGTGTAACTGAGTGGTGGGGAGTACAGAGGGAAGAAGAAACTCAACCCACCACTCAGAACTTGGAGCTACCCTCCAACCCGAAGGTCAGAGGGTAGCTATACCGTTATAGGTTACGGTACGATTTCGAGAACTGCCGCAGCGTTGGGGTTACCAAGCTGGAATGCGCGACGTGCACGCATCTTGAGCAGAGCTTCATCGGTAAGGAAGGCTGCACCAGTATCGGCACCGGCAAGAGCGGACTCAGGGCCGGAACGAGTACCGAGAAGGAGGTATTCCTTGGAGACAGCAACCATCAGGGCGTTACCTGTAGGGTTAGACGAAGCGGTTGCGTTGGTGCGTGCACCACGGCTCCATACAATGTCGTATCCGAAGATGGAGTCAGGAGTACCTTCACGGCCCTGAACGAACAGCGGGTTACCTGCTGTGTCCTTGACCTGACGGAGGTGAGCCTTGAAGGCTGGGTGAGCGATAACGACAAGATCACCGAAGGCGTTGCCAGCTTCGATCTTGGAGATCAGAGCGGAGAAGTTGTCGTAAGACGGAGCAACAGTAGTTGCAGTCTTGATGATGTTGGCGCTAGCTGTGTAGCCTGCACCTGCGTCTGCCTGAGTAAGCTTGTAATAGACAGAGTTGAACGGAACAGTTGTACCGTTAGCAACAGCAGTCGTACCGAGGCAAGCGTTGTCGATAAGCGTAGCGTAGGACTTTGCCCACTCTTCCTGCTTAGCGGCGATAATGTTGGCAGGAGCATCCTTGAGATCCTCGTCAGCCATACGGATAGCGGTACCGAACTTGCGAGCCTGAAGGATCAGTTCGCCGTCAGCAGTAACGTCTTCGCCGTATGCTGCGCCCTTGGCAACAACTGCTACGGAGACACCGTTCTGTACAGGTACAGCCTTGGTGTCAGACGCCATGGATTCCTTGGTAGCGAGTGCTTCAACAGCGGAACCGAGTGCGATAGTCTTGAGTACGTTGGAACCCTGCTCTTCAGGAACCCAAACGTCTAGGTTAACACGTGCCATTTGATGGCCTTTCATGTAGGATGGTAAAGAAAGTAAGTAAGAGATGGTAGGCTAAACTACCGGTTGGATTTGTTCGCCCACACCATCTCGGTCTTCAGGCATCCCATAGGGTACATTATACACTATGAAATGCGCATGGTTGACGCTTGTTATCCAGCGATTCTAGATGCTAGCAGTTCCGCTGAAGATTTTGGTACAGCAGGAGCTTCACGTCGAGCACCATCCACCTTACCGGTAGACTTGCGTGCTGGCTTTGGAGCAAGGATGTCAGCCCATTCCTCTTTGAGGTCTGCGATCTGGTCATCCAATCCGGAAATGGTTCCGGACTCATCGACTTCAACTGCTGAAAGGTCAAGCATTTTCAGGAATCGGTCGGTGCCTGTGGTAATTCCTGCCTCAACAAGTGCTGACTTGGCTGCGGAATTGAGATACAGATCCTTGAATTTGGTATCTGCTTCGGTTGGTTCGGGAGTTTCGGTTGAATCCTTGGCTGCAAGAGCCTTCTCTGCGGCAAGTGCACGAGCTTCAGCTTCGCGGACAGCCTTGCGGTTCTTCTTCAGGATTTCCTTGACAGCATCGGGGAGTTCTTCCTGCTCATCCTCGCCATCAGTCTCTTCTTCGGTGGTCTCATCTTCCTGACCATCAAGTTCTTCGTCTACTTGACTCTCTTCGTCTTCCACGATAGGATCAGTAGTGTTAGGGGTGGTGTCTTCTCCGGTGATAAGGGAGGCTAGTGCGTTTGCTGATTCAGACATTGTAATCTTTCCGTTGTGCATTGACCCTCGCGGTCGTTGCTATTTAGTCTATTGTACCATACGATATGGTAGTGTACGGTTACTTGCGTCCTTCTACGAATACATACGCCCAGTTGGAAAAGCGACTGATCTTAGCATCTGGATTCCAGCGACGGGCGATAACCACAGAGTCGTGGATGTCTTCAAAAGTTTTGTAAGTGAGGATCAGGATTCCGACAATTAGGATGGATGCTGCAATGATCATGGTGTTCCTTCTGGGAGTTGCGTAACTATCTCTTATAGTATACCATACTCCCAGAAGGCACCTGTCAAAGGTTATCCCTTCACGTCTCCACGGATCATCTCTTCGACCTTGGGTTCCGGAGTCTCAATGACCACATCCGGAGTCTCTGGTGACGTTCCTGCTGGCTGGAGGATTAGCTTCTGTCCAGCGTTAGGGATCTGATAGACTCCTGCTGAGACCAACACTCCGATGACCAGCAATACCCAGACGGACACTGCTGCCGGTAGGAGACCTGCTGTGGCTGCTGCCAACAGGACACCAATCACGACGGTCTGGAACTTGCGGAACTCGGGAGCGTAAAAGATCGCAAACGGATTCTTCTTGGCACGCTCTTCTTCATACCTACCCATTGAATGAGCCTTTCTTAATAGCACGCGCTGCGTACTTCTGAACTGATTGTGGAGCCACTGGATTCTGATTGAGCAAGCGTTTGGCTGCTTCCAGCCTTACCTTCTCGCTCTCCGACTCCAACTTGGTTCCCTTTAGGATGGAGCGGACTGCCTCACGTTTCAGCGCGGCTGCATAGTCTTCTGAGATACCGATCTCAATATGGCATCGGCAATGTGGGTGGAGCGGAGGATGGACGAGCTTCCCGCCGTACACCTTGAGTGGCTTTCCAGCAAAGGTCAGGTCCGTTGGGAACTGTCCATTTGAATTGGAGAACTCTCCGTTGTAGGCTTGGCAATGGACACATCCATCACGCTCACCAATCCAGCAATACTCTTCGCCGCGTTCCTTGGCAATCTTGGCGACTGCACTGTTGGACGCTGCATTAACTGCCCACGTTGTTGCGGCT